ACCATCAAAGAGTTTTCGACAATCATTTTCAAAAGTGTACGAGAGACTTTGAATGACTTTCATACGCTCACGATAAACAGTTTCGGATTCTTCGGTCAACAAATCGCCGACCCACAAATTATCATTGTTCAACAAATTAGCAACAATGAAAAGAATCAACTCATCTTTGTTGCTAAGTCTACGAGATAGCTTGTAGAAATGATACTTGTCTTTACGATTTTCAAAAGAATCTACAGAGATTTTACTCTTGCCATTGTACTTGAAGAAATCATAACTGTCTGAATTGAAATGCAGCTTGAGTGCTTGAAAAATTCCAAATGCCTCATAACCAGTTATCATATTGGTAGTCGTGATGTTTTTATTTTCAACATGTTTTGCTCCATTGCTTGCGACTCAATTTTAGTTTTGAGTGACGAGTTAATCAATGAAGCAGCAACTTCTATTTCAAGTCCTGTTTCTTTGCAATATTCTATAATTGCTTCTAGATATGTGTAATCTGTGTTTGCTACCATGCTATCGATAGCAAAAGCAAACTTTTTCATTTCGTCCTTAGTTGGCATTGTACTCCTTCATTGGGCACTTTTCGTCCCAACAAGTGTGTCCTTCCATTCGAGCCTTTGAAATACCACAAACACTACACAATTCAGCTTGGTCTTGCACAGCACTAGTTCCATTCAAACCTGCAACCAAATTATCAAAGACTTTTTCACCAATTTCATAATCAACATCAGAGTCTTCGAATTCAACAATGTCTACTACACCATCAAAAACAAAACCAGAACCACGAAGAAAATCTTCAAATCGTGGAAGAACATCAGAAAGACTCACAGCATCAAACTCAAGCGTCAACTTGCTGCCGGCGAATTCTTCGTGTGAAACAAGCGTGAATTTCATTATATAATCTCCAAAAATTATTTCTTACCAGTGAGAGAATGTGCAATACAAACAGAGTTTGGATTAGTTTCGTATGCACACTTTACAGACAAAGGATCAACGCCCTTTGCGATGGCAGCTTCAATGTTTTTTGCCATGTTGTTACGATCATTCAAATTATAAACAATTGCACCAACAATTGCGGTACAAGATACAATCGTAAGTGCTACCATAACCGTAATCAAGTCACGATTTGCTCGATTATATGATAGTTTTGTTTCTGTCAATTTGATCTCCGTTTCGTTTGTAGAAGATGTGTCTGCCAATTTGCTTTTCCTTTTTCAATTGCCAACCAGGATTTACATAGTCAGCGTGATAAAATGTCGCACCATTCGTTACATCTTGTACCCTATGAATGTTCAGGTAAAGATATGTTGACATTTCTAAGATATCATTATATACTGGACTGTTCTTAATTGTCAAGCGCTTACTGGTAATGCTCGAGTCACAATACCACGAGAACTGGCAAACACCGTTGGTTTTCTGAGTAACCACGCCACATATTGTGTCTGCATAGTTGCCGGTTCTGAGGCGGTTCAAAGTGACAAAAGCAACAGCGATTTTACCCTCTTTTGGTTCGCTCTTCGCTTCGAAATAAATGTTTTCGGCCAAACAAGAGATTTGTTTTTGAGCTTCTGGCGCAAGTGCTTTAAATGGCGCTTTCATTGGTAGAATGCTTCTAGTGTCAACATGAATTGCTGTTAGCATTAAAATGACACTCGACAACAATAGGCCTGCAAGTATTAGTCTTGAACCCATTTGTCTCCTTTCAAAGAAATTTAATCCACTGGACTTTTCAAAAGTCGCAACATTAATAAGATGTGAAATGGTGGGTATTCTGTTACGAGGAACCCACCGAACCCTAAGCAGCGTTTAGGCTGCTAATGCGAAACGCTCATCGTTTGCATTTACTTGGTTTGCTTCTACGGCCGGGTAGTCCCAACCCTAACGGCTTTAGCGTTGCCGTGCTGTCCACTTTGTTACTCTTTGCCCTGTCGAAACCAATACAGGCCCATCAAAAGCATCCTACTGCGGTGTGAATACATACAATCGTCACCACAACAATCGATGATTCACCGTGTCCTCCCCTGTAGGTGGGGTCGCTGGTTAGGCGTCTTTCGCTGCCATGCTTTTGGTGGACCTGGGCGGAATCGAACCGCCGTCCAGAACACTTTTCTCTCTGCTTCATACAGCAATATACTTCAATAACTCATTAATATATTTATGCTTCTCTCTGACAAAGATTTGTGGTTTATCATTTTCAACCGCAATTGCAACAACAACTTGATTCACTGGCAATCCTGTTCGCTCCTCAAACATTTCTGCGTAGGCAGTGCATTGCATAAAGTAATTCAAAATACCATCTTCAGATTTTTCTCTTGATGCTGTTTTATAATCAACGATTGAAAGTTGGCCATTCCATTCTGCAATACAATCACAACGACCAGCAATTTTCAACCGATGACTAAACAATGCCTGCTCAATACCAAACACACGGCCAACATTTTCGTCAATGTGTGGTTTCAATTGAAGAAACAATTCTTTAGTATCAGGCATCATGGTTTTAAACTTCATGCCATCTGATTCATTCAAAAGATATTTCTCACAGACTGTGTGAAGTTTAGTCCCACGGCTTGAGGCTTTTCGAGCAATACGATTTGCTTCTTCAGCACCTACACGCTCACGCCATTCAAAGATAGCCTTTTTGTTATACGATGAAAGAACGGTGGTGATGGAAGGATACTTTTCGCCAGTTGGCGTTTCGTACACTCTTCCATCATCCGTAGTTACTGCTTTTAGATCGTAGTCTAGTGATTCTAATTTTACAAATTCAAAGTTACGCAAAACCAAGTTCCAATTTTGTCACAATATAATTTTTCACCAATTCGGATCGAACAATGTCTTCAACACCAAATTCGACCTTATCGAAACAACCCATTCTATCGATAATCTTCATAAACTCAAGCAAACCTGTACGCTCTTTTGAGTTTAAATCACTTTGTCGATAATCACCACAAAACACAATACGGCAATTATCACCGATTCGTGTGATGATCGTATCAAGCTCATGGTAATTCATATTTTGTGATTCGTCAACCACTACAATGGCATTTTTGAAAGTTATGCCTCGCAAATATGAAGTTGTACCGAATTCAATAAGTTTTTTGGTCTTCAGTATGTCATAACCATCACCTCGGCCAAACAAATCATCACAGATTTCTCGGTATGGTTCTTCGTATACTTTCGTTTTTTCTTTTACATTTCCTGGGAGAAATCCCATATCACGACTAGGAACTACAGAACGAATGATAACGATTTTATCGTAAAAAGAATTTCCTTTGAGAACTTCATTTAATGCTAGATAGAGAGATATAAATGTTTTACCTGTTCCTGCAACACCATGTAAGAGTAGGTGTTTACCTTGATTGAATGCATCAAATGTTTCCTCTTGATTTACTGTTAAAGGCTTGATTCTTCTTAGAGAAAAATGGTTCTGTTGATTCTGTAGTTTTTTTGCCATTAGTCCTGCCCTTTAAAAAGAAAAAGGGAGACTTCATGTTCAATGAATGTCTCCCTCGGTTGAAAAATCTTCAATCACAATTAACTGTTTTTCCACTTACTGTAAATATCTTTGGCTTTCGCCTGGTGTATCGTGCGCTTGCCATATCTCTGTGCAAGCGGACTATCGGGATGGGCTTCTGATACTTTAGAAAGAACTTCTTTCCAAGTATTGTCTGTTTTTGAATCGAGGCTACCAGTCATGCTGGTAATTGCAAACGCCGATGGCAATTGGCGTATGTGTGGATTCTTTTCCAACAATTCTTCTTTTCGAGAATTGCTAACAAAGTCTTCAAACTCTTCACCGGTATCGGTGTTCAAAAATCTATACGTTGGCATTATGTTTATTTAGTCCTTCAATGTACCAAACTGGAACACTCCGTTTAGTCCATTTTGCAAAACGATTCTTATGCTCTATATAGTATTTGTGATACGACAAAAGTGTATCATATTTGCGGCCAGGAATTTCAACTTCAGCTATAACTTTTGCTTCAATTGGCATGGCTGGCGTTGGCGGATAAAATTGACTTTTGATAATTTTATTTGGCGGAAAATATAAGTGATCGTTAAGTCTGGTGCAAGAATGAACTTTACCATAGCGATAAGTGTACTCTTTGCATAGATTGTACCACATGTGATACAACCAAATGTAGTTGTCACGATTTGAACGACACCAAATGCCGCTTGGATGATTAATGTGTGAAGCCTTCATCAGGTCGGGCTCACGAGCATCATTCAAACGCCAACGCTTAATTCGCCGGCCATTTGCTGTTAAATCCGTATACTCTTCGCCATCGAGCACACGGTGAGCAGTTGACATTAATTGTGCATACTCAATAATCATTTTAACCACATGTTTGTCACAATGCATTTCTGCACAAACTTGTGGATTTGGATCAAGGTAGAATATGTTCATTTACTGCGGCCTTAATCATGTTATCAATATGCGCTTCGATAAGTTTAGTACGAATCATATCGGTCATTGTGAGATGCGGCCA